CCTATTAGGATCAGCTTCATTGATTTTAGATTTTAACTTGTACTTATACATACTTATAAATATTATTTCTCTCCCCAGAGATATTTAGTATCTATGGCTTTAGATTGTTTAGCTAACTTTTTACTATTAACGGGTTTCCAACCAAAGTTTTTTACATAAGTGTTATTCTTAACCCCAGTAGGACCAGCTTTAGGGCCAGGACCTAATGAGGCACCCGGGTTTGATTCTCCTAATTTTTTCATTTTAGGGGCTAATTTAAAAGCAAATGGAGTAGCATATTGTGGGCCCATTCCAACAGCAAATCCCGTTTCATCAACTTGCTGTTCTTCAAACATACCTTTAATTTTTTGGTATTCTGTTGGATAATTTTTTCTCATATGAGTTCTAAGATTATTTCTTAAAACTCTAAATTGATTATAAATTTCTCCAAATCTAGGGTCATTAATAATATCTTCAGTTGTTGCTACTGTTCTAAGAGTATCTAAAGCACGATTAATATCTTTTAATAAAATTTCAAAATCAGGAACATAAACCACATCTGATTCATGTTCTTCTTCTCCACCTGGGGTAGGTTTAAGGATAAATTTTTTACCCCTTGCTATTTCTTGAATTTTATTGATTAACCTGTCCATTGGCTGCTTTAAGTTCTTCTACGAGTTCGCAGTATTGGAGTAAGTCAACTATATTCTCGTTTTTGATAGGTGAATTTTTTTCTATCTCAACGATAAGAGGTAATACCTCATTTAATTTAATTTGAACAGCTTTATCTGTAATATTTTTGTTAATGGTAGCTAATTCTTCTCTTAATTGTTGAATTCTATTATTATAGAATGTTCTTAATTTTGGAGTTGAATCAACTGAGGTGATAAATTCTTTAAGTACCTCTTTTTGTGATTCATGTAAATCAGAGTATTTACCATTGAATTTTTCTAATAAGATTTTGTAAGTTAACATTCTTACGTCCTTATCGTATGTTTCAAACTCTTGAATAACCTCGTTTTTAACTGTCTCTTTATTAACAGGGCCTAATGTAAGGTGCTCTAAGATAGTATACTTATTAGATACAATCTGATCTGGATTGATTAAATCTGAAGAGTTTTGTGCTTCGATTAATGTATAAAAAGCAGCTTGTGTTTTATAATTAGGGAGTTGGGTTTTGAAGAACTCATCTAAGTTATAATGCTTTTTAATCTCATTAATAAGATTATATTTTTCTCTTTTAAGAGATTTTTTATTAAGTTTATTAGCAGATTCTAATAAGGTTTGAATTAGCAAATTAGAACGAGATTCATTTAACTTTTTACTTTTAGTTAATGCTTCGTACAATTTAAGTTCTTTACCTAATTCGCTTTTTACGAAAAAATTCTTAATAATATTTAAAGCAGGGGATTGACCTCCATTAAGGGTGTCAGCAGTTACTTGACGAACAAGTAATTCAAAGAGAATGCCTGTGTTTTTATATTTTGAATGTTTAATATTCATTCCTATTAGGATTTATTATAAATATATTGAGATATTTAATTAGTCTAAATTTGATTCATCTAACAGTGATTCTTTAGATTTATCCTTTTGGAATACTAATTGTTTATCTAAAGATTCTAATAAACTTTTATTCTTTACATAAGAAGTTTTAGCGTTTTCTAATGCTAAAGGTGAACCACCTTTAAAGTTAGTTTTAATAGATACTTCAGTATCGTCTACTTTCATATCTTTTCTACCTAATCTATCGCGTCCAAAAGCATTATCTTGAGTATTGATATTTGATGCTTTTTCTTCTGGGCGCCCTAATGGAGTTTTTTCATCATATCCATCGGGTAGTGTATTGTCTTCGTATCTGCTTCTACCGTATAATGAAGCTAAATCGTGTGGTGTACCGAATGAACGTCCAGTTTCTAATGGGTCATTACCTTCTTCGGAAATTTGAGTATTCCTAAAGTTACGCTTTTGATCTTGTACAATTAAGTCTCTGTATTCTTCATACTGATCTTCACTAAACTGGAATACATTGTCGTAAATCCAATCAGTTGGGATGATTTTGATTTCAAGCATTTGGCGAGCTAAATCTACTTTTTCTTTCAATAATGCTACTTTTTCTTGTTCAGCAATAATTGAAGGGGTAGTTAAACTTAATTCAAAGTTTGTTAACTCTTCACCATCGTAACCTTGTGCATAAAGGTGTACGATAGCAATTTTATATAATTCGGATAATACAATACGTTGGATGCGATCAATTGTGCGAGCAAAACGGATATCTTCAGCAGCTAATGTAGCTTTACCAGTTAAGTCTTTTTCGTAACCCATAAAGGCTTTAGGCACCTTAAGGGCGGCGAATAATTTATCTCTTAGATAAGCAACGTCTTCGATACCATTATATTCTAAACCTTTAGTAGTATCGATTTTAGTAGTTGTATCATTACCTCTTACTGGGATGTAGAAATCCTCAAGTAAGTTTTGCATGTTATACTTTAAGTTATATTCACCTGTTTTTTCATCAATCAATGGAGTTTTTTTCATTGTATTGATTGTTTTCTGCATAAATGCTTCAACATCTTGAGGTGGAATATTACCTACGTTAACGTAAAAAATACGTTTTTCTGGGGCGCGAGCGATACGGTGAATTAACATCGCATCTTCCATTAACACATATTGTTTAAATAGACGGCGGGCTGGTTCTAGATATGAACGACCATAAGGAAGATAGTTAACGTCAGTTAACAATCTAAAATGAGCCATTTCGTAATTGTCAAATACAATTTGGTTAGCGTCAGGCTTAGTATTAGGAGTAGCATAATAACCCGAACCACCTGTATAATAACCATCTGGGGAATAGAGGAATTGAACTTTAGCTGGGTTAGCCATATCAAAGTTTTCGCGTCTTTGAATATGATATGCTGTATAAGGGATTACATTGTAAACACCAAATTTTTCAGAAATTTCTAATTTTAAAAAGAAATCACCATACTTACACATTTGGCGAATCCAAGACCAAAGATTGAATTCGATGTTAAGTACGTCATAAAATAAGTTGTATAAGATTTTTTGGACGTCTTCATTAGAGGAACGAATTTGGAGAACTTCACCCATGTCGTTCTTTAAAGTAGACTCATCAGCAATGATATCAAGAGCAGAAGCAATAATAGCATCTGTATCCATTGTATCGTAGTCACTATATAAATAAGTTCTAAGATACTGGTATTGCATATTAAACTGCTGTCCCAATAGGGATGTAGCAGCTGGGTTTGCATAGATTTTTTGGAATCTATCTACTAGAGAATTTGTTTGGAATTCACCACTAGTTTGGATTTTATCAGTATCAACTACTCTTAGTTGATCACCTCCTTCATTTCTGATGATAACATCAGTTGAAAAGAGTCTTCTTAATCTTGAAAATAAACCAGTATCTGCCATTTCTTATATTATTATTATAAATATCAAAGGAGCCACTTTAGATCTTCCTGTTGATTGCCAATTTTTTGTGAGTAAGGATTTTGCATCATGTGACTAGAATATGCTCCCCCGTGGGTTTTTGTCATATTATTAAGAGCAGCTCGAGTCATATCTAAACCTTGCTGTTGGAATTTAAGTGAGGTATCTCTTAAAAACATAGCAATACCAAAAGACATTACTAAGTCATCGTTATAACCACCTTGTGCTTCGGGACGACCATTTTTCCAAATGAATACTTTCATTTCTTCTAGCAAACGTTTAGAGTTGATAGTAACACTTCTATCACCAACGTATTCTCTAAATTTATTTACCACAAGTGGGCGTGTTTTCATAGACATTGTAAAGCCGGGAGTCAAATTACTACCAAATTCATATCTGTTAAAATACGACTCAGCTGTTACTAAGTCACTCTTAGGTGACTGATAGAAGTTCTGGTAGCCACGTTCTATGATAGTTTCTATAGTAGCCCAACCCACTGATGCGTTTTCTACTACTAATAAAGCATTATTATATTCCGATGCTAAGCCTACAAGAAAATGTCCAAATTCTTTAGGTGCTAATTGTCCTTTATATTCAGCAACTTGTGTATTGGTTTCAATATCCATTATATGACACGCTGAAAAGTCTTTACCGTCACCTCTAGCAACGTCAGCTACTACCATATAATCTCTTGAATAATCAGCTGGTTCCCAAACCCATAAGTTTTTATCGGCACCACGTCTTTCAACAGGTTCTTTAACCGTAGTTTGAGAAATAAATTCAATCCATTCTGGGTAAAATACAGTTTCACCTGAGGTGCTAAAATCGCAGTCACATTCTTGTGCTGCCATTCTAGGATCGCCTAGTAATTCGTCTTGTCGTTTTCTCCAGTTTTCGTCTCGTTCAGGATGGACGTACCAAGGTAATTTGATAGGTAAAAAGTCGTTCTCTGCTGCTTCTGCTCTCACCCAAGTCTGATGGAACCAGTTGCCAGTTCCATACGGAGTTGAAAGTACAATTGCTCCACCACCCGTGGCTAGTGTTTGTTGTGCTGATGCCCATATTTCTCCAATGTTTTCAATAAACGCAGCCTCATCCACTATAAGCATTGATACTGCTTCTGAACGTCCTGCGTCGCCCGCTGCTGATACTGCTTTAATTTGTGAGCCGTTGTTTAAACGTAAGGTTAGTTTGTTGTTTTCGTCTGCTGGGATTTTTAGCCAGGAGGGTAAGTTATCGTACATAAACTTAACCTTCGTAACCATATTTTTAGCTGTTTCTTGTTTTGTAGCTAAACAAAGTACGTTTCTATCTTTATGGAAAATCATTAACCACAAAGAATAACCTGCAGCTAAAGTAGAGATACCTAACTGGCGAGATTTAAGTACAATAGAGTATGGGTTATCTTTCCAAAGGTTTAATACTTTA